ATGGAGCATATATTTACCTCAAACATTCGACCGTTTCGCTTACGGTGCAGATGGATAATTTTGAAGGCTCGCAGCTACCTTCGGCGACCAAGTTTCGCGTTATCGTGTTTAAGGCGAAGCGTGCTTTGGATGCTACCGGCGCCTACTCGTCCCCCGACCTTAGCATGTTTTTACAGTCCAACGGCGACAATCAGGGTGATCAGTCTGCTGCAGTTAATGCTATGAACGTGGGCGATATGCACCTCAACCCACTTAACCGGATGAACTTTCGGATACTGCACGAGAGGAAGTTTACGTTACAACACACTTGTAAGAGCAACGACCCCACGTCGACCCAGTTGGCCCAGACTAATTTGCCTGCCATCAAGACTATGCGCATGAAGTTTAACCACCAGGCCAAGGCCCGGTTTCTCACCGGCAATGATGAACCGGTTGACTACAATTTTCGATACGGCATCGCTGTCTACGCCTACTTCCCCTACCAGAACCCCAGTACCGCCGTCGATACACCACGCGCTTGGAGCGCTTCGCTCCGTGGTAGCACACTGTTTAATGATGTGTAAAGTACGTTAAAGGATGTCACTCCAAACTAGACGCGCAGCGCCCCCAGGCCGTAAGGCCGCCCTGTTACTTGTATTAAATTATACCATAAAGTTATCTAGGTTTTTTTCTACTTCAATGTACCCTGGTGGGCGTAGTTCTATGTACTCCATACGCCGCAGGATGGCCTCGTCCTCTTGGAACGGATTGTAGTTCGCCGTAAAGATTTTCTGCGTATGTTTCGGTATTTCGACCGTCCCGTAGCGGATATGGATATCGCTGTCCTCGTCCCAGTCCGTGATGTGGATTTGGGTCTCACGAGGAGTATGTGCGAAGCTCATGTCGTCAAATATGATGCCATCGTGTATTTGCGGGTTAAAGTCTTTCAGACGGTCAATGTGCCGCACCATGAGCGGGTTATCGAAGTGCGTTTTCGCAAACTGCGTTTTGCCGATATTGGATGGCCCCACGATGGTCACAGTCGTGAAGTTTTCGAGTTTGGGCCACGGCCACGGTCCGTAGAATACCTCGTGTGCAGGTTTCGCCTTCATTTTCTTTCGGAAGTTTTTCTCGATGCGGTCAGCGTTTACTGCCATCAGCTGCGGGCGACTCACCCATAGAGAATTCATCGCTTCTTCGACCGTGCCGCATGCGAGCGCCACCGTGAACGGGTTCACTTCCAGATTTGTAATGAAGTCCTTGTCTTTTTTGCAGTAGTGCTGCCAACCTGGTCCTGGTTTGAATAATACGTTCGGGTGTACGCCCAGGATGTCAAAGTACCTTTCGTTCTTGGTTTCGACCTTGACATCGTATTTTATCCACGCGTGGAAGTGGTTTTTGCCCGACTTGTGCCGTTCCCTTGCGATGATGTACTGGCAGTGTCCATTCAGTTCCTCCAGTTTTTCGAGTAGCCACTCGTTGTCTTCGAACGGGTGCTCGTCCATGTCCTTCGGACAAGAGTACGTCAGACCCACTTTGTGGGCGTTGCACCGGAAGGTCGCGGCCTTTGGTTCGCGAACCTTGGCAACTTTTTTCTTAGGTGCGCCCATTGTGTTGTTTAAGATTCCTAAACAACACAGCGGAAAAAGCGGAAAATTTAATTTTTCGCCATTAGCCGGTCGTCAGTATTTATAGTCGGCGTCTGACATTTTCCACTTGTGGAGACCTGTGATTTTGGTCAACGCCAAAAATTTCGATAATTACCGGATATGCCCTTCCGGCATGGATACAAGCGAAAGCGGTACACAGGATACCGCCCAGTCCGCGGTGCGGCTCGGAAGTCAAAGGTTGGATACCGCAAGTACAGTGGTAAAGCATTTTCTAAACGATCCCGTTTGCCGTCGCGTTTTCGCTACAGCCGCAGTACTCTACGTCTTAATAAGGCCGTGGCTTCCACTATCAGGAACCTCGCAGAAACAAAAATTGTAGCACTCCGCCAGCAGGATTTTACGCAACCCGTGACCAACGTGACCGCGCCCGGCGTCTCCTGTGTCAAGTACACTACCGGCACCGGCGCCCTTGCTTCATATACCGATTACACCCCCGTCCAGGGCTTTACGATCCCCCAGGGTGATACGCGTGCCAACCGCGATGGAGCATATATTTACCTCAAACATTCGACCGTTT